TCACAAACTTTGGTGTTCATCGTCTGAATCTCCTAGTAGAGTAGGAGCCATGCCATTAAAGACATTAAGAGCACCACGAACATTTTCCCGAGTGTAACTTTGAGTCATTTGCAAAGATGAGTGGCCTAACCAGTGCATGACATCAGTTGCAACTTGTCCATTGGTGAGTGCCATGGTAGCAAAGTAATGTCGGAATATGTGAGGGGTAATATGAATTCCAGCTGCTTCACCCACTTTATTCAAAACCTTATTTGCTTGCTGTACTCCCATTGGCATACCGGTCTTTTCATTTACAAATAAAAAACTTTCATCATTAATGTTTCTATGTGTCTTTGAATAAATATTTTGACTATAGGTGATGGCGTAATGGCAAATATTGAGCATTTCACCACGTACATATATTGTGCGGTAGCTTGAGTTATTCTTTAAGTCACCGCCGTCTGGTTCTGCGTTGGTACGACCTTTCTTAAATTGGATTGCACAAACTTCTTCATCATTCCATTGTGAGAACCTAAAAGAACTGAATTGCAGTCCCATAAGTTCTTCACGTCGTTCCCCGAGCGTTAGAAGGGCTAACATGCAGTATTGATACTTTGACAAGACACTAGGTGCTACGGCCATGAGTTGGTTATACTGTTTTTCAGTGATTGTTTTTGATGACGGTGATTTACCACCATCAATTGAGATACCACTCAACTTGTTTTTCACAATCACATCATTCCTGGCAGCATCATTCATCAATATTTGCATTACAGAATTGGTTGTAATAATAGTGTTCTTGGCATAACCATCTTTGATCATTTGATCGATAAAATTTTGATAACTTTGCCTAGTGATTTCATTGATTTTCTGATTACCGAAAACAGGCTTTAATTGATTGTTCCAGTAGTTTTTTTTCTGAGTAATGGTAGCTGGTCGCCAAAGGTTCAAGTCGATATTTCGCTTTAGAACTTTATCAAAGTAAGCTTGAAGTGTAATTGCGTCTGAAATTGATGCGGTGATTTGCCCAGTTCCAAGTGTTACTTCGAATTTTTTTAATTCAATATCAGCATCTCGCCAAGTCAAAAAACCAGATTTGCTCCAAGTGCGGTATTTATGATTAATATCGGTATAAGAACGGCGAATCCCATATTTTTTCCCCCGTTTTGTTTCATATTCGTAGATTCCAGGGTGACGTTTTAAAGATTTCCATTGTCGTGGCATACTCATCATTCCTCCAATTAAAAGTATTTGAACGTATGTTCTTTTGAGCTCAAATATATACCCCAATAATGGGGTATAAGCGAGTGACGGGAATCGGACCCGCGACTACAGCTTGGAAGGCTGTCGTTTTACCACTAAACTACACTCGCAAAAAAACATTAACCAACTTCCGGATTTGGTATAATGTTATTAGATTAATATAGCGTATTACATAAATGGAGGGAGACGTAATTTTGAATTGTAGCAAACGGCCGTTCGATGTATACTTAAACAAAATATTTTATGAAAATTGGGGGCAATTGAATGCATAATTTTATTGAATGTTTATGGGTTTTACCATCATTACAAGTTTTTGTTAGATATTGGTATATCTGGATGTTAATTGCTGGCACTTTGATCTTTTGCGATTGGCGATTCCATAGTGAATCTTAAAAAACTTCTTCCTAGGTCAGTGATTCTATAGTACGTGTCAATAATTGTCCCATCAGATTGTATACTAATACTTCCATACCTCTTTTCGAAAAGCCCTAAATTAGTTAAGCGTTCACATAAGCCAGTTAAGTAGAATTTATCTAATTGATTATTGAAAGCTTCAACTACATTGTTGATTTGAGCCCATTTTTCCTGATCTAGTTTTTTTGTCATCTGTAATAACTGTAAATCTGTTAAATCGATCTGTGGAACAATTGAAATGAAGTATTGTTCTTGAACCCAATCAATTTTCGATGGTGATTTTAAAATGTTTAAGAATCCATTATGAAGCATTGAACGTTTTGCCAACGTTGGATCGGATTCAACTATATTATTTACTTTTTCCATATATTGAGAAATTTGTTCCGAATACATAGAAATTTCATCGGAACTCGTCAATTGTTCTTTTACCTTCTCAACTTCTTCACTAAGATGATTATAAAAACTTTCAATTCGTTTGAATCTTTTTTCGTTTTTAGATCCAAAATAAGCTGTTTGCAGTGCTGATCCAAACGTTGGGATAGACGCAACAGCAGCTTCCACTGCCAGCCAAGCATAGTCTTTACCATGCAGCTTATCATTCGAGTTATTCATTGGTTTAAACACCTCAATATCTAGCACATCTCAAACTTTGAGATGTGCTTTTTTTGTTACAATGCGAGCGGCAGGAGTCGAACCTACTTATGTGATTACTAATTAGCAAGAAAAGAAGCACTATTCTACCGTTGAACTACACTCGCGTGAATGGGCCTTGTTGGACTCGAACCAACGACCGGACGGTTATGAGCCGTCTGCTCTAACCAACTGAGCTAAAGGTCCAATTAAGTTTTAAATGCGAGCGGCAGGAGTCGAACCTGCATTGGAAGGTAGGCTATATTGAATTAAAGGAACCGTTCTACCGTTGAACTACGCTCGCGTGAAAGCCCAAGGAGGACTTTTGTTTGGTTATTTTATTCCGTATTTTAAGAATTGAGTTTGTAGTTCGCCAGAACTCTTCATTGAATCCGGTGTAGTTTCAAAAGCTTCCTTTTCAGACATTCCGTGCTGTATTTTATATAACACCGGTGAAACTCCGTATTTATTTAAAAATCCTGTTAGTGTATGTTCATCCATTGAAATTGATGAGCCATTTTCATTAGTCGAGGATTCTTGATTAACAGATGAACTAGTAGCTACTGAAGAGCTGGATGCTTTTTGTGAGGCTGAATTAGCTTGTGCTACACTAGTTGAACTTGCCTTAGCCACCCTAATAGAGGCAGCTTTACTGCTTGATTCAGCAACTCTCTTTTTGCTTTCAGAGTCAGCTTTGCTCTCTGAACTTGCTTTTTTCTTGGATTTCAATTTAGCGGAGGCTTTCTTCTTGGCAGCAACGCTATTTGAAGCTGATTCACCGTTTTGTTGTGATGATTTAGTATTACTGCAAGCCCCTAGCGTTAAAGCCACTAACACGAGGGCACTAAAAATCAATTTCTTTTTCATCCTAATATCCTTCCAAATTAATGTTTCCCCAAATCCAATTTCAATAACATTATTGCTTTGATTCTGTGCTAATAGCTAAACTCTCTCGATACTCTTCAGCCTCAGGAGCTTCTTTGAAATCTACAGTCAAATTACTGTATTTTTTTAATTCATCTTCAATTTCGTTTATAGAAATGTGAAAATACTCTTTACGGTTGTTCACCATATTGACACGCTTTTGTGAAAAACGCTGGTGTAGTTCAGATTCTAATTGGTATGCGTTTTCGCTAAATATTAATGCATGTACGTCAAATTTAAATGGAACCGAAGCACTTCCGAGCTCGTTGATACGATCCATTGGATCTAAGCGGCGGGTTACACCAATTTTGAAGACATTTTTACCAAACGACCCAACATTAGAGATGATATAAACATATCCGGCGGTTGCGTTTTCTTCTCGATAATCCACCGCTGCCTTTTTATCTTCATATTGTGTTAGTTTTTGCTTTAATTTTTCAATTTCGGCTATTAATCCCTCGTTGCGAGGATCTTCAGTTTGTCTTTCTTGAAGTTCTTGAATTGCTTTTGAGTAATGATCGATCTGTTTATTAAGCATTTTCTGTTGAGCTTTAATTTCCCGTTGCAAAGCCTTTTCTTCTTTTTCCCGTGCTCGCTGTTCACGAAGCTTATCTTTTTCTTCTTGAACTTTTTGTCGGTACTCAAAAGCTAGATGAAGTTCTTTCAATTTGAGCTGTAAGTAATTGTTGACCATGCTGATTTCAACAACTTCATACATTTTATTGTGCTGATTGAATGAGCGAATGATCCTTGTTTTGATGCGATCAAAATTTGAATATGATACTTTGTTGATAGCATCTGTACATTCGTTATTAAAGCTACGAAGGATGGCCTTTATATTATTACGATTCATCTTTCTTCCTTGTGCTATGCTTCCGTTGACTTGCCAATGATTGTTAAAAATACAAGCAGCTTTATTTTTGATTAGATTTTTTGTTGATCACGGATTTCTTGCAATCTGTCCTTGTAGCCTAAGGAATCAGAAAAGTCATATTGCGGTTGATACAGGCCATATGAACTCATTTCTAAATCAGGAGAAAGGTCACTAATGTCGGCTTTTATTTCGTTAAGCATGTCAGACTGTTTCTCAATTTCAGATAGTGCATTGATACGCTTTTTGTCAGCGAGATCAATCTGTTTGTCTAATTCATCAAGTGTTTTGCGTTTAGAATTAATGAGTTGTTCAAGTTGTTCAGGCTTCATTTGCTGTAATGATAGCTTAATGTCGTTCTGGTTTTTCAGCTTATCAATGGTTTCCTCTAATTGAACAATTTCCACTTTTGATTTTTGAATAGTATTTTTAAATTCGCTTATTCTGAATAAGTCACCTAGTGACATGAAAATTCCTCCAAATTAATTGATATTAATCTCCGTCGAATGGTACCCCGTATTGATAGGACAGTTCTCTGTATGAATAGGGAATATGGCCATTCTCCTCAATAAACAACATTCCCATCAATCCAACTGAAAATTCATCAGCTTCACGTTCAAACTTAGAATGTCCATGTTTAACGGAAGTGTAGTACCCAATCAGCCCCTCATGGAATATAACGTGTCCCAGCTCATGACCGAGTATGAAATACTGTGTAGGCGTGTGTTTAATAGAATTATTGAGTAGTATGATAGGCTCTTGGCTGTCATAAGCATTTTTACCCAGAGGCATTGCCCCCAAATCACACCATTCCACTTGTATGTTAAGCTTTTCCGCAATTACAAACGGGTCCGCTGTGCGATAACGGTTGACAATAGTTTTAACAATATCTTTTACTCTGTCCATAAGTACAACTCCTAATCATGCTTGTGGCGTTTCCAGAATATTGTTGCCATAGCCACACGCACTTGCTGTTTTTCTTCTTCAGTAAGATCTTCACCCCCATAGGTCATTGAGCCTTCATTATCATTAAGAAACTTTTCTATGTCGATAGTATCCTGTTTGTTAGCCCATTCTGGCGTATTGTTTTTACCTAGCAGATAATCAGTTGTTACGTCGAAAACATCCGCAAATTTAGCGAGCTCATCGCTCGAAACTTTTCTAGTTCCATTTTCTATTTTATTCATTATCGAACGATCTAATCCAATACGTCTACCCAATTCTGCTTGGGTGATATCAGCGGACTCTCTAAGGTCGACAATTTTTCTTGCTAAGTTTTTATCAGCCATAACGTCCTCCGTTTCTTTTATAACAACGTTATTTTAACATTGTTTCGTTTTAAGATACCTTATGTTTCGAAAATGAATACAAAAAGCCTTGACGTTTCGATTTTAAACACGTATACTGAATTTGTGGTTGAGATAATCGAAACGGAAAGGAGAATAAAAAGTTGGAATATCAAGTTAATCTTCAAATGATTCGTGATGCACGGAATAGTCAAAAAATATCCATGCAACATATGGCAGATTGTTTAAATATGGGTGGAAAATCTAATTATTTTCAACGCGAAAAAGGAACAGTTCCATTTAAAGCTACTGAGTTACAACAAGTTGAGGACATCTTAGGGTTGAAGCATCAAAAAATTTTAGTTAAGACGTATCGAAAATCGAACTTCACTAAGGAGGCGGCAAAATGAGTGACGAAAAATATAAAGGTTCCTCAATAAATAAGTATGCGGAAGCTTGCAAGTTCGCACGAGAGGTAGCATACCCAAATGATTTAGATAGTGTTCTTGTTGCTGTACAAAAAGTCGAGGAGCAATTTAATATGCACCCTCGGCAACTAGAATCAATTATTCAGTTTCATTGTCAATATCATCAATTTCAAGATGAACTTCTTCATCATGAATATTGAGACTAAAACGTGGTTCTTCTGATTCCATTTCATGTTTGTGGAATGCCTGGTTTAAGCCGGAAACTTGTGCCCAAGCATTGCGAATAGGCTCAATCATTGATTCATCAACGTCTGTATCACAGTACGGACAACTGATTTTTGTGATTGGCTGATACATGTTTAATGGAAAATCATGATCACACTGATAACAATGAAGCTTTGCGGTTGTCATAATAGCCATAAATATTACCTCCTTATGCTCAATTATTGCATAAGGAGCGAACAAAACTATTAACTTTTCAAAGAACGGAGGAAACAACATGCAAGCAATTAGAAATCATAAACGTGAACTTGTCGATTCAATCATCGAACTGTTACCAGCAGTGTCGCCGAGTCTGATTAATGCTAAGACATTCTGGATGTCTGAAGACGATCTTCAAGAGCTGATAGCTATGATTCACGACGGAGACCGGAACGAGTTCTACGAGATGATTAACTCTTAATTATATTATCCGGCGTTCCTAATTCAGGTTAAACCTATAAAACTGAAAGGTGGTGATGGAATGTCAACACAGTCTAGCTCAGTATTTGCAGGTAGTACGTTGACTGATGTAATGAATCATAACAACGTAGCGCCTATTGAACTGAGCGGCAAGGTAGGCTACTCAGTAACGCTTATTTACAAACAAAGGCATGATCAGGCACGCATTCGAATAGAATCGGTACCAGCATTTCTAGCAGCGTTACCTAATCAAAATCAATTCTTTGCAATTGAATTGGCACATCGATTTGTCGGCGTTACGACGCCAGTGATTGATGGCGACCGAATTATGAAGGAACCATTAGCAATGGCTGTTAAAACTATGCCGGAATTAAGCCAAGCACTAGCGGCTATTCAGGATTCACTTGATGAGCTAACGATACCCAAAGAGGATTTGAAGCCAAATGACTTTGATGATCCAAAAAAATTAGTCGCTGAGTGTTTTGATGCAGTGCTTTACTTGTTAAACCTAATCGCATACGTGTGTCGTGGCTTTGATTTGTCTATGCAAGATCAGCTTAAACAGCGAATGAAGAAATGGCTTAAAGATGGAGTCGTTAAACATAGGAAGGAGTGATAGAGATGATGATCTCAATGCAAAATGACGATACTGAGTTTATTGATGCTGTAGCCGTTGCTGTAGCTGATAGAATCATGCCACAACTGGAAGTGCTGGTGAAGAAGTATTACACACCGGATCAGGGATTAAACCAACAGCAAGCCGCTAGTATGCTCGGATGCAGTGTAGATACATTAAAAGATTTTTATTACTATCAGCCTGGATTCCCACATTTCAAGAAGGGTACAAAAGATTCATTTTCACAAAAAGCTTTAGAAAAGTGGATGGCCGACAATCAAATACGAGCGTAAGGAGGATTCAAAATGATTGAAGGAGCATTAGTAGGCTGCGCGTTAACTGTATTGTGGTTCAAGCGTCATGAAGTTGCTGGCTGGTTTGGAATTTAAGGAGATGAAGACGATGAAATTTACATTCCGGATTGGAAATGTGCTTTACAAACAGATCACGATTGAAGAATTGAATAATCTTTTTGACAAATTTAAGGGGGTCGAACGAATTGGAAGTACGCAAAGTATCGCTAAAGCCTAAATTTGAGTACGAAAAAAGCTGCTCGAGTATTGGGAGTACCCGTGCAGCAAAGACGCTTAATAAATTTATTTTCGAGTTCTATTGTACTCCGAAACAGTCACTAAGACAACGTTTGACATGGAGGTGGCGAAATGAACGGCTACGATAGCTGGTTAATTGACCAAGAAGAAGCTGCGGAAGGCTGGCGTGATGATGTGCCCACCGAGGAAGACTTAATCGAAAGTGGCGTCATTGATGGATATTAAATAGGAGGATTTCAATCATGGATGCAATGTTAAAAGAAGAACTTAGAACGGTGACAGAACGTGAAAACGAAGGCTTCAAAATTGACTCATTGGAGAAAGCTGACTGGGCGTTAAAGAAGCTCAAGGCTATCCAAGCGCATGATGATGAAATTGGCCAAGTTGCGAAGAACAATATTGACCAGGCAATTGCATGGCGCGACCGGGAGCTTGATAAGAACCAAGCCAACCGCGAGTACTTCGAAGGGCTACTGACCGACTATTTACGTGATCAACGGTTAGTCGATAAGAAATTCAAAATCGATACCCCTAATGGCCGTGTATCAACTCGTAAGAACCCGGCTGGGTTGGCGTATGACGAAAAGATGGTTTTAAACTCACTTCGTAATCAGGGCATGAGCCAATATATCAAGGTCAAGGAATCTATTGATAAAGTCGATTTAAAAAAAGCTGGTCGCATGGTTGGTGACAAGTTTGTCATGGAAGATGGCGAGATTATCGCTGGTATTACTGAAAAACCGGCAACTGAGAAGGTCACGTTTAAATACTAGGAGGAACCGATATGAGTGAAGCAATCGCAAAAGCAGAAAATCAAACGAACAGTCTATCCCTAATCATGGGTACTGATCAAAACAAGATGGCTAGCGAACTACAGGCTATCTCTAATTTCCAAACTATGGTTCAACATCAACTAAAAGATGGTCAAGATTTTGGGGTCGTCCCTGGTACACAGAAGCCGACGCTCCTTAAACCGGGTGCCGAAAAAATTCAAATGTTGATGGGCGTGACCAGCGAATACAACGTTATCGATAAAGTTGAGGACTACGAGTCGGGTTATTTCGACTACACCGTCAAGTGCGTGCTATACAAGAGCGGTATGCAGTTAACTGAGGGATTAGGGTCGGCAAATACAAAAGAGAGTAAGTACGTTTCTCGTGATGGCTTTTCAATGAAAAACACGGTATTGAAGATGGCAAAAAAGCGAGCTCAAGTTGATGCCACACTGACCATCGCTAGTTTATCAAATGTCTTTACGCAAGATGTCGAAGACATGCAGCAATTCAACCAGCGTGAGAATACCGAAACCATGACGTACGATGAAGCCTTCAATTTGAAACTGAACTTCGGTAAAAATAAGGGCAAGACCATGGGCAAAGTTATGAACGAAAATCGAAGCTATATCGAATGGCTCGCTGAAAACGCCAAGAAGGCCGAATTTAAGACAGCTGCTGAACTCTTACTTAAGGGTAAGCCAGCAGTAGACCAAGCACCTAAAGAAGATGCTCAACCGGCGTCGGAGGACACGGGCGAAATGATCGCGACGTCACAACAAACTCGTGATATTGCAAACCTAGCTGGAGACTTGGCCACTAAGACACAGTCAGGCAGTCCGATGTCAACAGCCAACGAAGTATTGCAGCAGATCGTTCCTGACTGGAAAGGCAGTGACGACGATTGGAAGAATCTAACAGTAGCACAAGCAGAGGATGCTAAGAGCCAGCTACAAGGGTTGCTAGCGGCATTTGATAAGAAATAAACATTCGAATTGGCTTGAATGCAGCAGTGACTGAATCCACCGAACGGGTGAAAGGCCCATTAGTAAAGGAGGGACGAATTTGGATTACTTCAAGCAACGACGAGCGTACCGCAATTTTAAAATGTATGAAGCGAGTGTCTCTAACGGCCAAAATAATCTGTATCGCGAGTTATTAGACTATGCGAACGATGAAGGCAAGTTGGACGTTCAGTTTCGCATGAAAAATTCGGCATTACTCAGTCTGACAGGACTATCCGAACCCGGCCTCGATAAAGCACGCAACTCATTAGTGCAACTAGGACTAATTAAATACGTTAGAGGCAAGAAAAATGTTAAACCACCTGAATATCGCATTATTAATTTATATAGTAGGTCAGCTGGTTACCCAACCAGTAACCCAACTACAAGTCATAAAAGTAGGCCAACTGGTTTAGATAAAGTAGGTCAACCGGTTGGGCAAGGTGGAGGTCAACCAGTAGAACATAAAGAACTTACTAGTACTGACCCTGACTTGACTGATACTGACTCTTATGATGATGACGCGGGTGTCACGCGCGAGCAGGTCATTAACGATTGGACCAACCTGTGGGGATTTCCAAATGGTATTGCCCGACCTGAGATTGATGAATGGCTGGAAGAGTTCAAGCCTGAGGTGATTGCCTATGCAATTTGGGTTGCTGGAGAACATCAGATTGGATCTAATGCATGTTTGAAATACGTTCGTGCAATTGTTGCGGGTTGGAAGAAACGAAATATTACGACGTTAGAGCAGGCTAAAAAGGCTGCTGCTAATCATGACGACCGCATGAAGAGCGAAAGAAAACCTAGTGGCTATTCAAAACCACGCCGTAAAGAAGTTACGCCAAAGTGGATGCAAAACGGCGCTTCTCAGGCGGATTCTAAGCCAAATTCAAGTGATAACCAGCAGGACGATATGAGTGACGATGATTTTCTAGAGCTCATGAACAGTCAGGAGGAAGCTAAATGAATTGGGGTAATCAATTAGTCAATTTAGCCGCTAACCATGCCTATGAACCGGCCGCGTTGCATTGGACTAAGCAGCGTATGAAGCGGCATCTGAAGGCTGGCGGTAGCGCGCAAGATGAGGTGTGCGCTCATGAGTACAAGCTATTTGCACTCGAGGTTTTAATTATTGAATATCAGCGGGATGGCTTAAATTTTGATTTGACCCAATGTTGGGGTAAGCCAGCCGAGTATTTTATTGATTTAGAGCAAGCTAGACAAGAATTGCAAACGGAGGTGAGCGCATGAATGAATTGATTAAAATCACTGAAAAAGATGGACGGCAGTTGGTGTCTGCCCGGGATCTACACAAAGGTCTGGAATTAACAACCCGATTTAGTAAATGGGTTGATCAAAACTTTAGCATGTTTGTCGAGGGCATTGATTTCACAAGTGTAACCGGAGTTACGGTTGTAAATAACGGCGCCAAACGTGAGCTTCAAGATTATGCATTAACCGTTAACATGGCGAAAGAGTTGTCCATGATGTCGCAAACACCGCAAGGGCAAATTTACCGCCGTTATTTTATCACTATTGAAGATAAGTGGAACAGCCCAATGGAGGTTGTCAAACGTGGATATAGTTTTCTGATGAGGGAAAACGAGCAGCTGAAACTGGAGAATGAACAGTTGCAAGGGCCAGCTAGATTAGGCCAAGCAGTTTCAGGCTCAGACGATTCTATCAGCGTTGGTAATTTCGCTAAGGTATTACGCCAGCGCGGTATTAAGACTGGTCAAAACCGCTTGTTCGATTGGTTAAGAACTCATGGCTACCTAATAGCGATGGGGAAACGTTACAACTCACCGACCCAACGAGCGATGGAGCTGGGAATCATGGAAGTGAGAGAAACCGTGATCACCACTAACCATGGTTCAAAGACACGCTTCACGCCCCTAATTACGGGCAAGGGGCAGCAGTATTTTGCTAATAAATTTTTGAAATCGAAGTCAATGGTCAAAGAGGGGTGAGCGCATGACTGAAACACAGGTGCTAGTAATTAATGCTGACAGACCCGATATCGATCACCCACTAGCAATAGGACCAGAACCGGAAATGTTTAAGCTCGCGCAACATAACTACAAATCTGGTGAATGGCCGTTCCCAGTTAGACTGGTTAAGCCTGGGACTAAGGTACGCAGTGATGAAGCTTACTTAGCTAGTATGTTATCAGATCCCCAAGCTGAGGAACGTGAGCAAATTAGAGATATTCGCCGTGCTCATCGTGATGGTAACCATACGATAAGGGCGTTGACCGATGAGACTGGCTATATTAGTCAGCAGGTTAGCTATCTAGTGCACAAGTACAGTTTGCCGTTGCGGAACGGCTACTGGCGTGCTGAAAAGTACGACAATCCCAACGAAATTATTACTGGACAAACAGTTGATTTGCTAGGTGATAAGATCAACGCCCCAGCTAGATCGATAAGGCAAGCAAGCTACTCAAATGGCATTGTCTGTGGCTACTACATTAGCCGGGTGCCGAAAATATGAGCAAAGTCGTGATTAAGGGCGAACTACCTAGCTTAAATGAGTACATCAAGGCTGAACGGGCCAATCGGTATGCGGCAGCTAACCTAAAGAAGCGGTACACGGCCTTATGTAGTGTATATGCGCGGGCTAGTCATAATTCTGGAGTTGAATTTAATTGGCCTTGCAAGCTTAAATTTACGTGGTACACGAAAAACAACCGAAAAGATGCGGATAATATTGCGTTTGCTAAAAAGTTTGTGCTTGACGGCTTTATGAAGGCTGGGCTTTTAGGCAACGACAATCGAAAGCATATCACGGGATTTCAGGACGAATTTGCCGTTGATAAACGAAATCCTAGAGTAGAAATAGATGAAATCACGGAGGACGAAGATGCCTAAACACACTAAGAAGCGTTCAACGATTAAACGGAAGCATCGGCGAATGAAGCAACATGCCGAAGCAAACAAAGCTAAAGCACAGGATAATAAGCAATTGGCCAAGGAATATGAGCCATGCAACATTAATAAGCGGGCGTCGGGGAGGGTTGAAAATGAGTGATGAAATGAAAGAGTTACGTAGGCGATTAATAAATGATGCTATTGGATGCCAAGAAGAAGGCGACACGAAAACAAAAGACGGGATTGTGATTGCCTTGTTTGAGATGGAACACTTAGATAAGCCTTACTTTGGTACTGATTATTCGCAAGGAGATGGCGACGATGATTAAGTTTAGGGCGTGGGACAAAGTTCAGAAAGTCATGATGGTTCCCAGAGACATGCAGACTGATTCAGATGGCAACATCTTCTATGTTGAGGCTATGGGCCCAGACGGTGAATATGATGAAGGTGACCTGGATGTATTTAAGCTTGAACAGTTTACCGGCCTGAAAGACGTGAATGGCAACGAGATTTATGAAGGCGATATTTTAGAAAATCGGAAGTATCGTTCAATTGTTAAATTTGCTAACGGTAAATTTTTAGCTGATGTAGTTGGAACTATCAGCAGATTTGACCTTATAGGTGAAACTCACGGTTCAAAGGTTATTGGCAACGTGCACGAGAACCCGGAGCTATTGGAGGAATACGATGATGAAAGTTTATCGTAAAACGGCCACTATCGAGGCCGAACAATTTGACGGAAGCAACGAGATGATTGTTAAGTATCATGTAAGATGTGACACAGAATATATGCTTTCTGACGACCTGCTTGAATACCAGACAGTCCCATATCAGATGGAAATATTAGATGGTTGGGAAAATATCAATGTCGGTGATTGGATTGCAACTGGCGTTAATGGCGAGCATTGGCCAATTGCAGACGACGTGTTCAAGAAGACGTATGCCGAACTACCAGTGATTCCTAAAAACGTTGCTAAGCACATTGTAACCGAACACGGGCTTAGTGACTTAATTCCTATTTGGGGCGGAATTTACAGAGCTATGATCCAAACAGTTGTTTATGGATATCAGAAAGGCGATATTGGCGACTGGATTATTAATCATAGTGACATGTTTGCCCGTGCATGGCTAGACGGATATGTGGTGGAGGGAAAACATGACTGATACCGAATACGCCAAAGCAATTCAAACGAAAGCCACAGTTGCCAACCCGGGAATGAACGTGGGACCGGCAACTAGGTAACAGGCACAAATTGGTCAGGACTTCATTACTGACATTATGGAGTTGAGTGAGCGCGAAAGTAAACAAAAAGCCGCCTACTAGGGCGACCAGTCACAGGACCACTCGAATGACCCTTGCCAGTATAACATATAAAAAGCGCCGCCAGTACTGACTCCGCTACAATTGATTCCTACAAAATTAATTATAGCACAGTCAAAACAAGGGGTGGCATGATGGAGAGCATTTTTAAGGACGTTGATGAAGAACGAACAATTGCTAATGCGGAACGGGTGCTAAAAGACTATTGGAAATGGCGACTACGAGCTCGCAGGGTTAATTTCAACCTGCAAAGTCCAGCAATGGACGGAATGCCTAAAAGTCCTAGCTATGGCAACCATATTGAAGACAAGCAAGTTAGTAAAGCTAACGATGATTTTATGGCTAATTTAGTTGTCAAGGTCATTGAAGCTGTTACAATTGATGAAGAAACGGAGAAATATTCAGAGCTATTAATGCTGCTCTATGTTAAACGGTATTCGAAAACTAAGTGCATGATTAGCCTGAATATCTCCGACAAAACATTTAATAAGTATTTGAAACAAGCCCAGTTAATGTTCGCTGAGATATATCCGGATGGCGTGGAAGACCTGATCGTTAAAAAGTATGAGCCAGAGATTATTGCTCACTACGACGAGGACTGAATTTACTCCGACAAAATTCCGAGTAAATTCCGACAAGTTTCCGTGTTGATTCCGGTAAATAAGTCAAAAAGGGGAGTAAATTAGTATTATCGAATGTTAGGTAAGCCACCCCGGGCAATTATTACCTAGCATTATTGTGGCCTTAGCTCAGTTGGTAGAGCACCTGACTGTTAATCAGGTTGTCGCTGGTTCGAGTCCAGCAGGCTACGTTGCCGGTGGATTTATAAGGGGTGATGCGCTCCTCTCTGCCGCCGGCATTAGTCTTCGTATTTAACGTCGGCCGTTAAATGTGAGTATCGCTGTGGGCTAATTGGCAAGCCACAATGGGATGTAGGTTCGAGTCCTACCGGCGATATAGGGCACTTTGGCAATTACAGCCCGTAAAATGGAATTGCTAATAGTCGACGTGTGGTTGAAGCATGGCTAGATAATCCCCACTGAGGGGCGTCCATGTCAGGAGGTTAGCTACCGCGTGTGGTTCGATTCCACACCAATCACATTGACCCAAGCAAGTCAATAAACTGCTATGTGTTTGTGGCGGAATAGGTAAACCATGGCTAAGGCGTTTGGGAAGCACACCGAAATTTATCTTAGCGATAAATGTGTGCCTAAATTAGCCGAAAGATTGTATGCGGTCTTGAAAACCTCCATACGTCGTAGGGTGCAAATCCCTACCAAGCACATAATCAGCGTAATTAATCTGACCACAAAATTACATGCAGAAACACGTGCGCTGTGGTATGATAACCATTGCTTAGACTAACCAGAAAAAAATGGCGTTTGGGTACTAGTTGATCTAAGCAAGCCCAGCTAATTACTGGGCTTTTTTAGTAAAATAAATAGTGTGTATTACAACTCAAATAATGTTGGATATAGTATGATATAAAATTGTATTGTTGAATAACAGGATCGCCATCTTATGAGGCAACAATACATAGGCCTGGCTGACGTCAGGCTTTTTTAAGTACATACGATTAGGAGGAACCACAATGAATATGGAAGACAACGAGGCTATTGATAATGATTGGAAAAAAGTTAATCTAGAACTATTCGGGGTACAATATCCATTCTGTTCAAGCAACGAGGCAACTCATGGCAAAGATGATTAACACAAAATATGGCTACGTCACGCCACAAGAAGCAGAGATGGATGCCCACTTAGATAAATGGATGAAGCGTCGTGCTAAACAGCATGGCGCTTTTAGTTTGGATAAAAATAAGGAGGCGCGGCATGCGAGCACAAAAGAAACCAGTAGTTATTGAGTATGAAGTATTTCAAGATACGGTAACTTGCTTTAATGCATTACAAGATAAGCTAGGGCTCGATCCACTTAGAGTAAGTTATCACGATCCGGATTACCCTATCTTAAAGATTGAAACCTTAGAGGGAACCATGACTGCTAATATCGGTGATTACATTATCAAAGGCGTTCGCGGTGAGCTTTACCCATGTAAGCCCGATATTTTTAAACAAACTTATGACTTACTAGATTAATTACAAAATCGTCGATTTCGGTTTAAAAACGGAGGTAAAAAGTATGAATTTTGGAAAAGCACTTGAAGAATTAAAACAGGGTAACTGTGTTGCACGTAAAGGCTGGAACGGTAAAGGAATCTTCATTAAGTTGAAAAAAGGGGAATCTTTAAGCACACCAAACAATCGTTTTGATGAGGTCATGACGCACGATTTCATTTATATTGATACGACTGGTTTGCACACGAACAATCCAGATGCACCTATGGATCGAGTTCCATGGTTAGCTAGTCAAACTGATATGCTAGCTGATGACTGGGTCGTAGTCGAATAACGATGACTAATTCCAATTAACGGAGGTGTGGTGGTATGTAATGAAACGAAAGTTAACGCCAAAACAGCAGAGGTTTGCCGACGAGTATATCAAGTCTGGCAATGCTGCTGATGCGGCTCGTAAAGCGGGGTATAGTAAACGCTCAGCCCGTTCAGTTGGGCAGGAGAACCTGACAAAACCTGACATTAAGCAATACATCGATGAGCGAATGGCCGAGATAGCTTCCAAACGCATTATGGACGCCAAAGAGGCCGTCGAATTGCTTACCCGGATAGCGAGAGGGGAAGAGAAAGAAACGGTTATATCGAGCACCCCGGAAGGCGTATACGAGAGCCAGAAGGAGGCAGACTTGAAGACCCGGATAAGTGCTGTTAAGGAGATACTTAAGCGGTATCCGGGCGATGATAAGCTGGTCAAAGCTCAAATTCGAAAAGCTGAGGCTGACGCGGATATTGCGGAGGCTAAAGCTCGCATTATGAATGCCTCAACCGATAGTACTGAAGCAAAAGTTTCTGAATATCTGGATAAATTGGATGACGTCCTAGGTGGTGATAGCGATGGCAATTAGTGAGCTATATACGCCGAAACAAGTTCAAGTGCTGAAAACCTTGCGGCGGACGGACTGGCGACTACTGATAAACTATGGTGCTGTTCGGTCTGGTAAAACTGTCGTTGATAATGACGCCTTCTTGATGGAACTGCGGCGTGTTCGTCAGGTTGCTGACAAATTAGGGGTCAAGGAACCAATGTACATTTTAGCGGGGTATTCAAGCAAGTCGCTACAAAACAACGTATTACAGGAACTGACGAATAAATATGACATTAACTTTCAATTTGACAAACATAACTCTTTCACACTTTTTGGCGTGAAGATTGTGCAGACGTTTACCGGGTCCATTGCAGGGCTGGGTGCCATTCGTGGGATGACCTCGTTTGGGGCGTATATTAACGAAGCTAGCCTTGCTAATGAAGAGGTATTCAATGAAATCCTTAATCGGTGCTCAGCACAAGGTGCGCGAATTATTTGCGATACGAACCCAGACGTTCCGACTCACTACTTGAAAGCCAGCTATATTGATAACGATGATCCTAAAGCAGGAACCGTTAGTTTCCATTTTACAATCGATGATAATACCTTTTTGCCCCCACAATACGTTGAACATCAAAAAGCGGGTACGCCGTCCGGAATGTTTTACGACCGTGCAATACTCGGTCTATGGGTATCTGGTGAAGGTATGGTGTATAAAGATTTTAATAAGGACGAAATGATTATTCCACGGGCTCAATTGCCAGCAGACTTAACTTACTATGCGGGAGTCGACTGGGGCTATGAACATAAAGGAACGATTGTTGTAATGGCTGATGATCGAGTTGGCAATACTTATTTGATTGAAGAACATACACGTCAGTTTGAAGAGATTGATTACTGGGTAGAGATTGCAAAAGATATTCAGCGTCGCTATGGCCGAAATGTTAAGTTTTGGGCTGATAGTGCGAGACCCGAACACGTTGCACGCTTCCAACGTGAAGGGCTCAAGGCGTTCAATGCTAAAAAATCGGTTTTATCAGGAATCGAGTCGGTGGCTAAGTGCATGAAGCAAGGCCACTTTTTTGTTATCAAAGAAGCGATTGATGCCTTCTTAGATGAAATCTACCAGTATGTCTGGGACGAGGCTACGGGCTTACCCGTCAAGCTCAACGATGATGTGATGGACGCGTTACGGTATGCCGTCTATAACACACATGAACGGCTCAAGGCACGGACAATTAAGAAGCCAAAGGGATTAAGAGGATAGGAGGTGAGCGGATGCAGTATGATTTGAACAAGAAGCGCGGGTCCAACGTTGCGATTGACCGTGAATTGGCTGGCAATATTGAAAACCCTAGCTTTGATGTAATTAACTATGCTATCAATCAACAACAGCAACGTATTGACCGTTATAACATGCTGGAACACTACTATGAGGGTAATCAGCACATCTTAAGCCGAAATCTTGAGATGGCGGCTAAGTTGGATCGTGCAGATGAAAAGGTAATGACGAACCACGCCAAATACATTACTGACATGATTACCGGCTTTACAACTGGTAATCCGATATCCATTTCACCGGCGAACGGTAAGGATATTAAAGCCATTACGGATGCTCAGGACCAAATGGATATTGATTCGCATAATACGGAGATGGAGAAAGATTTAAGCGTGTTTGGGTGTGCCTATGAGCTGCTATACATCAAAAAGGTGTCAGACACAACTACCGAGTTGGCAATTGAAAAAATTGATCCGCGCGGCTGTGTGCTGGTAACGGATGACACGTTGGATAAAAATCCGCTGTTTGGTATTTACTACGTGGAAAAGAAGGACCTGCTTGGTAATGCTAAGGGTTATTTGATTACTGTCTATACGGCCCACTGGATTATTCAGTATCGAACTAAGACAGGACGAGTGCTATCAGATGCTAATTTGGCAAGCAAACCTAAAGCCATTCAACATTATTTTAATGGTGTCCCACTTATTGAGTATCGTAATAACGAAGAGCGTCAAGGTGATTTTGAGCAAACGATTAGCCTAATCAACGCCTATAACGAATTACAGTCAGACCGTATCACTGATAAGAAGAACTTCGTGGATGCCTTGCTGGTAGTCTATGGCTTTACCCTAGATGAGGGCGAGGACGGTGAAGAAGCTAACTTGAAGGACGGTATCCTAGAAGCGCCTGGTAAGGGCGACCAGGGTGCTAGTGTTGAATGGTTGACCAAGAGCTTTGACGAATCACAGCTACAAGTACTTGTTAAGTCGATTAAGGATGACATTCATCAAACGTCTTACGTCCCTAACATGAATGACGAAAACTTTGCTGGGACGATTAGCGGTGAAGCTATGAAATACAAGCTGTTCGGCTTACTCCAATTGTTAGCGACTAAGCAGCGATACTTAACGCGGGGTATTCGGCAGAGACTACGCTTAATGCAGAATATTATGACGTTTAAAGGCCAGTCGGTAGACGCTTCTGGGGCAACAATTAATATAGTTCCTGATATTCCTGTCAATATGGCGGATGTCATCAATAATATTAAGAATGCTGAGGGTGTTATTCCGCAATTAGTGTCCCTCGGGTGGCTGCCTGGGACCAATGACCCACAAGAGTTGATTAAGATGCTGGATCAGGAAAAGGAAAAAGCACTCAAGCTACAGCAGAAAGCTATGGGCGGCGAGCCCGCCACAGATAACGAGGAGGTAACTGCGGATGATTCTGGCAACGTTTCAGTTAAACAAAAAGCAGGTAGTGAGTTATCAGATAACGGGCCACGCGAATAGTGCTATTAAGGGCCATGACCTAGTTTGTGCTGCTGTTTCGGTGCTTGGCCAAGCCATCACTAATGAGCTATCTAACGCCACTATTAACGAAAATGGTGGCTTGTTTATTGGATTGATTGATCCCAGTGCTGATAACAAAGTTCTGTGTGAGACCTTATTACACGGACTACAAGATATTTCAGCACAATATCCTCAGAATTTGCAAGTGGTGGTGAAGGGCAATTAACTCAGAATTGAATAAAATCATTAAAACGATTGGTGTATTTGTGATCGTGATAATTAAAATGCTTGGATTAGTTTCGCTTGGATGGAAGCCAATTACAGGCATTTTAATTTTGCTGTATTTGATTTTATAAGCTCGGAGGTGTAGGAGTGGCAGATGACAAACGCAAGTTAAGTTACTGGCAACTGCGAGCCGTTCAGAGCGAACAGAAATCACATGATACTGCAACCAAACAAGCGACTATCATTGCAAGGGCGTACATGCGTGCTCAGAACTATTTGACTGGCGAGGTATCACAGATATACAAACGATATTTTACGGACGGTAAAGCGACGGAGGCCGAGGCACAACAGATTCTAAACACCAATGTTAGTCCGACTGAGTTAGTAACGTTACGGGCCCTGGCTGATAATGTCAGTGATAAGGAGTCAAAGAAGCAAGTGACTAACTACTTATCACAGATGGCAGCTAAGGGCCGTATTACCAGATTGGAAGAGCTCAAGGCTAAGAGCTACATTGCGGTGAAACAAGCGGCATCTGTTGAGATTGAGAAGTCCACGGACCTTTATACCAAGGTAATTCAAGAAGCACTTGATCAGGCAACTAACGAGAGTATTATAGGTGGCTTTGATAAAGACGTCATTCTTCCGGGCGTGAGCGCTGATAGTCAGCCTAAAATGCACACTAGAACTATCTTTGACCCTAAAACGGGTAAAGAGATGGTAACAGTTAAAGTGAACCCAGACGAACCAATAACACGGTTTAAAGAGTTGTCAGGGAAGTACGTTAAGGCTACATTAGATGCGCCGTTTAAAGGCAAGAACTACTCTAAACGGATTTGGCATAACACGGACCAACTAGCCGACCGACTCAGTGAACTATTCACGGCTCAGCAGATGAGTGGTATGCGTGAGCGTGACATGGTACAAGCTTTAGCTAAGGAGTTTGGAACTAGCAGTTACAATACGCGACGATTGATTAGAACAGAAGCCAACTACTTTCATAATCAAACGAAGCTCAATGAATGGAAACGACGCGGGGTTAAAAAGTACCAACTGGTTGCCGTGCTGGATATGCGGACTTCAAAAATCTGTCGTAGTATTGACGGCCGTGTATTTAACGTAGATGAAGCGGAAGTGAATGTTAATTTTCCGCCGTTACATCCATTTTGCCGAACTGTCGCAATCATCTATTTGTCAGATAGCCAGTACATGATGCAACGGATAGCGAATGATCCAATTACTGGTGAAAAGCTCAAGCTGAAGCCGGATGCTACTTATCAGGATTGGCGCCAGGCAGTAATCTTAAAGCATGGTCCGCAGGCTTTCGATAGTTTAGATAATCGGGTTGGCAATCGTCGGTATGATACTACCCAGTATGATGAATACAAACGGATTTTAGGTGGAGATAACGTACCCAAAACATTCGAAGATTTTCAAACGATGAAGTATAATGACAGTGATAGTTATCAGAACCTGTTGAAAGTAGCGCGCGAGGTTCGGCGCGAACAATTTGCGTTGAACAATGTACACAATTTTGGTGAAGTGCACGGTGTTCCGTATCAACAGGAAGCCAACTCAGTTTTTGACCGTTATGTCGATGGACAACTAGTTACACGAAGATATTATGGTAAGACAGGAAAGGCCCGGCTGGACATTGATTTTACCGACCATGGTAATGCTAAAATGCACACGATTGTGCCACACACGCATCCCTGGTTACGCGTTACAAAGAAAAATGGCAAGATTGTTCCCCGGCGTGAAGAACCTGGGCGGAAATTAACGATTGCAGAAAGGATTGTGAATAAAGATGGTGGTAAGACGAGTAAAAGCTGATTCGGATCACTTAGAGTCTTTGGAACAACTTCGATTTGCGTTAGATGTTCGTATGGAGGTTCAAATCAAAATCAATGATGTTGAGTGGTACATTGGCTTTGACAGTGAGGGCAAACGTATCATTTCTAAAGATAATGGTGATTTTGATTATCACTTCAAAGATACTGACGACGTTGATGAGATTCTTGATTATGTAATTGATGGCAAGAAAATCCGTGACCAATGGCAAGATATCGTTATTGTTGCAATGTAGGGCGTTCAATCATTTTGATTGGGCGTTTTTTAGTACGACGAGGAGAACACGATGAGTAAAGATAATTCGGATTTAATGCGTTACACCGAGATGGCAATGAAGGGCTTGACGTTTGACACTGACACGGAGCAAGGCTTTAAGCTCATGACGGATGCATTTCTAACATGTTATGAGGAAGCACTTAATAAAGGATATGATCAAGTAACAGCAATACAAACCGCCACGATGATCCTTTCGACAATGTTCCATCAGGATTAGCATGGATGACCTGAGCACGTCTCTAAACTACTCAAACTAAATAGCATGCGTGGGTCTGATAATGACGCCACGGTCAATTTAGCACAATGTGTGGGGCTCTTAGAGTAATGCACGGGGTGCTTTTTTTGTGGCCTGAGTTATCGGAAATGCGTGGGTGTGGAGGAATTTAATTATGAAAAAGCTACTCAAACTAAAGATGAATTTACAGATGTTTGCTGACGGTGATAATGGAACTGGCGGGGATGAAGGTAGCAATCAGACGGCTGATAGCACGCCTAACACAATCGACGCCAATCAAAATAGCAACAATGACGACTCTGACCAAGACAATCAGGCAGATACGCCGTTTAAATCGTTTGCTAGTGAAAAGGACTGGCAATCAAGTGTTGATAAGCTGATTGCTTCGGCAATTAAAACACATGATGAAAAACAGGCTAGTGAAGCTCAGCAGCAAAAAGATTACGACAAGATGACTGACCTGGAAAAGGCCAACTATGATAAAGACCAATTAACCAAGCAACTTGCTGAATCACAGCGTCATGGAACTATTGTTGAAAATAAAGCCAAAGTGACGGCTCGACTGGGTGCAGACGATTTGCCGACAGCACTGATTGCGGCTTTTGGTGATGATGTTTTAGCAGATGATAAAGGCATTGAAGCGGCTTACACTGCAATCAGCAAGGCATTTACAGAGAGTTTACAGCAAGCAATCGATAAGCGAATCGCAAGCAGTGGGACCACATTGCCGGGTGCTAATACATCCGCAAATAAATCTGAAGGTGCAACAGCAGCTGAAAAATTAAATAACTCGCAAAAGCCAGCAAAGTCCAGTTTATGGGCGACAAAATAGGGAGGTACTAGATTATGGCCTATGTATTTGATAAAGGAACAGTAGAACAAAAGAATTTCATGTCATCTGAAAAGTTCGTATCATTCTCACGGCAGGTTGATGACACCAGTTACGCGGTGAAGACGGATGCTTTTGGACATAAAGTTATTCCAGCCGGCACGATTTATCCAACTAATGACGCTAAGGCGGAAGGAGTCACGATTAATGAAGTGGACGTTACACATGGTCCTCAAATGGTTGGCGTGATTGTTGAAGGCTATTTATTTGGCCAACGCTTACCAGTGGCGCCAACAGCTGAGGCTATCACGGCATTAAAGAAGATTACTTTCACTGATACGGACGCCGCCGCCGTATCACAAGCCTAATTAAAGGAGGAGAAAACAAATGGCTCAAATTTCAGATTTATTCACGCAACATGATTTAATCGATTTTTCATTGAATCGGCAGTATCCAGCGATGCAAGGTGATGAACTATTCCCAGCAATCAAAGTCAACTCACTAACTGTTGATATCTTGAAACGTCAAAATCGAATTCCAGTGATTGCATCCTATGCGGCTTTTGATAGTGAAGCCGAAATTGGCAGTCGGTCTGCCTCGGGCGCTGCCATCGAACTGGCTTTGATTAAGCGCAAGATGCAGATTAAAGAAAAAGATTTGTATGCGATGCTCAATCCGCGGACGCCTGCAGAAGCTAGCTACTTGCAACAACATGTTTATAACGACTTTGATGTGCTCAATCAAGGCGTTTTAGCACGAATTGAAAAGACCGCTATGGACGTTTTAGCAACAGGTAAGACTATTTTGCCAGATGAAAGTGGTAAACTTGCTGTCCAACTTGATTATCAAGTTCCGACTGAACATCAGGAAGCTTTGACTGGAGCTGCTACATGGGATAACGGCGACGCGGATATCCTTGGTGATATTACGCGCTGGTGCGATAAGATGGATATTACACCAACCCGGGCGCTAACTAGTCGGAAGATTTATCGATTGATTACGACTAATACCAAAGTTCTACAAGCCGTGTATGGTAACTCTACTCGGGCACTTGGACAAGCCGACTTTGACACCTTCATGCAGGCACAAGGTTTACCAATTTTTCGGACTTATGATCAAAAATATACCCAAGTCGGAAAAGATGGCAAGATTACCAAGAGTCGTTACTTCCCAGAAAATCGACTTGTCTTAATGAACGATGACCCGATTGGTAATAAAGTGTTTGGACCAACTCCAGAAGAGTTAGCACAATTCAGTGGCCCAGCGCAAATTAACGCTGTGGGTAATGTTTACGATATGATTTATACCGAAACTAATGATCCAATTGGGACTTGGGAAAAAGCCTCAGCAGTTGCGCTTCCAGCGTTTGCCGCAGCGGATGAGGTATTTCAAGCTCAGGTTTTAGCCTAGAGGTGATTGATAATGAAGGTTCGCGTTAAAGATTACCCAATTCGGTATAAAGATACTCGGTATAAAAAAGGTGATGAGCTCAGCATTACGCAAGACGCGTTCAATGATGAGCTTTTTGTTTGTCTTGATAAGCAGAAGGACGAGAAAACTGCCGATAATGCTCAGTTAGAAACAGACGACGAAGAATAGAGGATGATCGTATGGCTAAACCAAGCCCACCAGATAAGGCGGGACAATTGACAAGACTATATACGCGATTAGGTGTTAAGAAAGACACGCCGGATGCTGCGGTGGTTGATGACATCTTTGATGATGCTGTTCAAACGTGCTTGGATTATACCCGGTCTTCACTCTCGACACCGATTCTAATTCAGGCAAAACGGCTTGCCATTATCATGTACAACGAGCAAGGAACAGAAGGCGAAGCATCGCGGTCAGAAGGCGGCGTTTCTCAATCGTTTGAACTGGGACTACCTAACATAATTAAAACCGCGCTAGCACCTTACCGAGTCGCGAAAACGAGGCGATTCTAATGCGCCTTAGACCAACAGACCTGACAACTGTTTATTTACGACAACAACAATCAGGTCACGATGATGAAGGTAATGTCATTACGGCGGGATGGAGCAATCCAATTGCAGTGAGGATGAACATTCAAGCTGCTGGCGGTTCAGTGAATGCGCAAATCTGGGGCAAAGACCTTAAGTACATTAAATCTGGTAAGTATCAAGGTAATCAGATCAATGAAGGTCAACAAGAAAATTGGGGTGTTTGTGTCAATGTTACTAAAGATAGCGAGCCAGATTACGTTATCAATTCGATACAAACATTCAGCACCCATAAAAATATCACTTTAGAGCAACGTAAACGAGGCGAATAGGATGGCTGAAGTTGAATGGCGTGGCAGTGATAAGCTGAAAGCTCAGCTCAAAAAAATGCCCAGTGTGGTTCACGATGCCATCTGGGATGCTACTTTTGATGTTGTTGAGAAAGCAGAGGGCTATGCAGTCAAAGAACTTCAATCCAGCGTTAAGTATGGAAATGGTGAGTTGGCTCGAAGTATTAAATATGAGGTTGTCGATAGTGATGGCAAGATTGTCGGTCGTGTCTGGTCCGATGACCCAGTAGCGCTATTTCGTGAGCTCGGTACTGGACGAGTGGGTGAGGAGTCGCAAAAAGATTTACCCGATGGATTTACACCAGTGTACAGGCAAACGCCTTGGTTCATTCCTGCTGATGACGTTGATACTGACCTGAGTGAACTGTATGGTATGCCTAAAATCGAAATCGACGGACACACATTCTATCGGACAAGCGGTCAACCCGCCCGCCAGTTTTTAACCCCCGCCGTCAAACAAGCCAGTCGTGAGGCACCAGAGATGATTAAGCAGAGTGTGGAGGCCGCACTCCATAACAAATTAGGGGGTAGTTGATGGTAATTATTAATGTGAAGTCAGTAGTGTATCAAGCACTAACGGCTATACCGGAAATTAAACAGGTCTCAACCACGTACCCAGATAATTTAACGGTGTTCCCAATCGCTGTATACAACACGGCACATAAAGCCTATTTTCGTGATGCTAATCAGCAAGAGTTGCAAACGGAATGGACGATCACAATTGACCTCTTCTTAAAAGAAGGTAGCACAACGGCAATCACGAATAAGCTCATGTCATCATTTGGTGATATGGGCTTTTCAAGCGATGTTGGTGATAGCAATTTAGCGGGTGTGAATCGCACTGTATTACGATTTACTGGTGTTGTTGATAACACTAGTCACCGCGTATTTGAAAGTTGAAAGGATGATTGAAATTGAAAAAGAATTTAACAGTATTTGATTTACAACTATTTGCTGCAGACGCTAGTGCCGGGCTTGCCGGAACAGGGACCAAGCTTGAAATGTCAGTGGATGGCACTAAGTTTGATGAAATTGGCGGTATTAAGACCGTTCCTGACATGGGTTCAGACCCAGAAAATATTGATGTGACTGATTTATCAGATACGAAAAAGAAGTCAGTTCCTGGGATTGAAAATACATCAACGTTAGCTTTTACCTTTGTGTACAAGGGCAGCAACTTTGCAACGGCTTTAACGCACAATGGTGACAATAAGCAATATAAATGGAAGGTCACTTATCCTGATGGGATGACAGCTTCTTTCACTGGCTCATATACCGTCAAAATGGGTAACGTTGCTGTCAACGGAGCACTTGAATACACGATTTCGATTATCGTATCGGACGGACCGGACTTTGCAACGGCCAGTAGTAGCGCCGGAGCTTAGAACCGTCACATTTTATCCAGATAATAATTAACTTGAGTAAGAGACGAGTAGGCCAGCAGGCTGATATGAGACGAATAATAAAAATGGAGGAACTACGTTATGACAGTAAAGAAAGCAACTAAGAAGTTTGAAATGGGTGGATTACAACTTGAATTAAAGTTAACAGGCCGTGATATTTTGAATATTGAAAAACGCTTGGGTAAATCTATGATGTCGCTCTTTATGAGTGCGGATGGCGGAATGAAATTGCCACCATTGAATGAAATGCTTATCGTATTGCAAGGTTCGAACCAAACTCACGGCGTTACTGATAACGACATTTTTGCTGCCTTTGAAAAATATTTTGATGAAGGTCATGCCCCAATGGATTTATTTACAGTGCTAACAGACTTATTCCAGGAATCTGGTTTTTTCGGCAAGACAGCTTCGGCTTCGAAGACGAATACGGAATCGGAAGTCACTCTGGACAACGAACCAACGACCGAGACGACACTTTAAGCAATAATTACCAGACTGTTTCTGAGTTGCTAAGTGCTATTTACCCATTGGCCGTGCAATCCGGGATTGATTCTGACCACTTTTGGGAACTTGATTTTGGTGAACTCATGGTTCAAGTAATCGCAAATAATCGTAACCGTATAGATGATATGCGAATGAGAGCGGTAATGGATCACAAGCAAGCTGAGATGATGGCATTTGCTTTGAACGACCCTAGCAAAATGCCATCGGTTGAAGAGGCTTATCCATTTATCAAAACAGCGACTAGTACATCGTCGGATTCTGTTCCTGAATGGAAACGGGACCAGTTGCTTCTAATGCAGCAATCGCAAAAGATTAAGACAGCCCGAAAATTCAAAAAAACTACATAGGAAGGGGGAAACAACGTGGAACTTGAAGAAATTGAACTGCTATTCAAAGTGAACACTGAACAAATGGAACAACAATTTGCCAAGGTTCAACCGATGATTGATAAATTGATGGGGAAGACCGCTGATAGTGCGAAGTCCGGTATGGACAAGACCGAGCAATCTATGGATATTTCAAAAGGCCTGAAAACTATCCGTGACCAGCTGACTCAGTTGAATGAAAACATTGGTTCTTCATTCAATAAAATGGGTACTACGGTTGCTAGTGGTTCGGCTAAAGTTGGCCAGGCCACCAGCAAAATATTTAGCGGTAGTCGTGCAAAAGTCAAACAAGACCTTGAGGGTGTTGTTGCTGAAATTGACGCCAAGATGCAACAAGCACGTGCAGCACAATCCAAAATGCGTGACTTAATGAATCAAAAAACGTCCTTGAATACCGCTCAACAGAATGGGACGCAAGGAATTAAAATTGATAATCAGGTTGCGTCCGCTCAAGCTCAGATGACGCGTTATCAAAACCAAGCTAAAGCCCTAGCCCAATCAATGCGACAAGAATTTAAAGCGGTGCCGGACTCACTGCGGCATATTTCTAAAGCTATGGATCAAAACGAAGTTAAAATTGAAACCTATCGGCGTCAGTTGAAGGCGTTGCAGGGCTCCTATCGTGATGTTCAGGATTCTATGAAGACGATGGGTGCCAGCGACCGGCTGACCAAGCAAAGCACGGCACTTGAAAAGAGCATCATGAGCACACGCGATAAGATGAACAAGCTCATTAATTCCAATGATAGTCTGAACAAGAGCTATGCTTATGTTTCTGATCGTGGTGACGAACTTAAATCTGTAATTGGTAAGCTCAATACTGAGATGGGTGAATCCGGGACGGCTGCTACACGAGCGGCAGGTTCGTATAATCGTTTCGGCAGTGCGGCAAGTAGCGCAATGAATAAAGCATCAGGTTCCGGTAAGGGGCCTTCTAATTGGTTCAGTCGCATTAGCAACGGTATTCAAGGTGCAACAAGCCGGATACGCAATTTTGGAAATAGTAGTAGTTCTTCAATGAACAAAGCCTCTTCTAGTGCTAGACGGACCAGCGGGGCCCTGGGCGGCATTGCCCAGCAGTTGAAGTACCTCCCATCACAATTAATCGTATTTGGGTTGCTGTACCAAGGCTTGACGCAACTTGCTACTGGGATGATGACAGCATTTAAGACGAACGCGCAGTTTGCAAGTAGTCTGAATCAAATCAAGGTCAATTTACTGACAGCATTCTATCCGATTTACAACTTTGTACTTCCGGCTGTCAATGCATTAATGTCGTCATTATCTAAAGCGACATCATGGTTGGCACAGTTCACATCAGCACTAACGGGTATGAGCTATTCCAAGGCGCGGCAAGGTGCTCAGGGACTTTATGAGCAATCTAAGGCACTAAATGACACGGCTGCCGCTTCTAGCAAAGCTTCTGCTTCTGTTAAGAAGGCAAACGAAGAGATTCGAAAGCAAAATGCGGCTCAGGCTAAATCAGTTCGTGAAGCAAATGCTCAAATTCGGGCGCAAAATCAGGCTCAAGCAGCCTCAGTTCGTGAGGCTAATCGACAAATTGCGGAGTCGAACAAACAAGGTGCTGCCAAAGTTCGTGCTGCTAACGCGGCAATTGAAGCCGCCAATAAACGTTCTCAGGCTTCCATGGAAGCAACCAAGAAAAAGAACAAAGAACTCATGCAGTCTTTAATGGGATTTGATGAGCTCAATGTCTTGGATAAGAGTAGCGATGATGAAGACTATTCCTACGATAAAAAGCCTAAAGAGACATTTACGCCGCAAGAAATGCAAGCTGCGCCAGAGTCAACACCCACGCAAAGTGCACCAGAAAGTACACCGTTGCAGTCGACGGATGACATTGGTAGTGAAGCCGGTAATGATGGTGTTAATTTTGGTGTTCCGTTAGGTCAGTCATTCAATAGCGCAACGGATGCAGCAAAAAAGTTACAAAAAGTTTTGGGTGAACTTTTTGATCCAATGAAGGCGGCGTGGGACGCCAAGGGTAAGTCGGTAGTAGATGCGGCTAAGTATGCTTGGAAAGAGGTCGGACGCGCCCTTGGGGATGTTGGTCGGTCGTTTGTGCATGTATGGGATAACGGCACTGGTCAGAAGACAGTTGAGGCTATTTTGCAATTGTTAGCAGACATGTTAAATATTGTTGGCGATATTGCCAAAGCATTCTCACAAGCGTGGGAAGGCGGCGGTGGCCGTGGGACTAAGTTAATCCAAACCATTTTCAATTCATTGAATGATGTGTTGAAACTGATTCACGATATTGCAAGCTCGTTCCGTAGTGCATGGAATGGCGGTAATCTGGGCGAACGGATTTTTGCCAATCTCATTACGTTGGTGACAAATCTAGTCGGTCTGATTGGTGATATCGCTAAGGCGTTTGATAATGCATGGAATCATGGCAACACTGGTACCAAGCTTATTCAATCAATTTTAAATGCATTGAACGCTGTAATAAAAGTGCTTAATAATATTGCAGTAGCATTTCGTAATGCTTGGAATAGTGGTGCAGGTGAGAAAATTGCATCAAATCTCTACAAGATATTCACAAACATCTTTAATACTGTTAGTGCACTTGGCGGTCAATTTGACAAGGCTTGGCAACATGGTGGTGTTGGTACATCTATTTTTAAAACGCTGCTCGGTATGGTTAATGACATGTTGGGTGCGTTAAATGACATGGCAGGAGCAACAGTTAAGTGGGCTTCTAAGCTTAATTTCACACCCTTACTACAATCGATTGATGGATTGCTAAAAGCGATTAGACCAGTAGTCAAAGATGTATGGGACGGCCTGGATTGGGGATATCAAAATATCCTGTTACCATTGGCCAAATACACGATTACTAATTTAATCCCAACGTTCTTCGATGCATTAGCTGCGGCGCTTAAGTTGTTTCACAGCATTATTCAAGCTTCACAGCCCGCATTTAAATGGATATGGGATTCGTTCCTTAAGCCGTTAGCAAAGTGGACTGGTGGAGTTATCGTTGGCGTGCTTAAGAAGTTAGCAGATGCATTAGGCGGGATTTCCAGTTGGGTAGATAAACACCATACGGCCGTTGAAGCAATGGCGAAAGTCTTAGTAACTATGTTTGCGTTTAAAGTAACAATGACGGGGCTAAGCAATGGAATAGGACTACTTGGAAAATTAGCTGATAAAGCGGCTATTATTGGTGGTAAAGGGCATGTTCTCAGAGACTTTTTTAAAGGGATTACTGGAATTGATAAGCTAGAAGAAGCTGTTGGCAGCGTGAAGACATTATGGTCGCTTGCAAAAATGAAGTGGTCAGATTATGCTGCTGCATTAGCAGATGGTTGGAAGGCTCTCAAAAATTGGAGTATTTGGTCTAAATTGGCAGCCGCCGGACAAGCAGTATTAGATGCTGCAATGGATGCTAACCCAATAGGATTAGTCGTACTTGCGATTGCGGCATTAGTTGCTGGATTCGTCGCGCTATACAAACATAATAAGAAATTTAGAGATTTTTGTAATTCTGTGTGGAAGCATATAACCAAATGGTTTGGAGATTCAATCGATTGGATCTCTAAAAATTGGACTAAAATAATTGGTTTTATTATTAATCCGGTTGGCACGATTGCTTCCTGGTTCCTTAAAGATACAAAAACAGGTAAGAATATTCTTAAATGGGCATCGAAATTACCGGGTAAAGCCTCCGATTGGGCTAAGAGTGTTGGTAAAAAGGTTGGGACCCATATAACTAATGCTAAGAAGGATTTCCAAAAAGCAGGAAAGAATATTGGTAATTGGACTACTGGGTTTGTTGGCGGTGCTAAGAGAACTGTTAACACTTGGGCATCGAATATTGGCAACGGTGTTCATAAGAAAGTTTCTGATGGTAAAAAGGCCGCTCAAGAAGCGGGTAAAAAGATTGGTAACTGGACGTCTGAGTTTACGAGCAAATCTAAAGGTGCAATCGTCGGTATTCGAAAATGGGCATCAAATATCGGTAGTAATGTTAATACTAAAGTCGAAGATGGCAAACGATTAGCCAAGAATGCGGGTAGTAAGTTAGGTTCATGGGTTAATAACTTTAGAACTGGCGCAAGTAAGACTGTCTCTAGTTGGGCTGGAAGTTTAGGCTCGAAGACTAGTTCTGGAATGGGGAGTTCTAGGACGGCTGCGTTAAGAGCCGGTACTCAGTTAGGTAATTGGGTTGCCTCGTTTAGAACTGGCACGGGTAAAACAATTGCAAAATGGGCCGGTGGTTTAGGCGGTAAAATTGGTGGCGGTCTTTCATCTGGTTGGAAGTCTGTAAAAAAGGGTTCTGCGGATGTTGCTAATGCAATTATTGGTACGATTGGAAAAGCCGTTAATGGCGTTATCGATGGTATTAAATGGATTCTCAATCACGTAGGCGCCTCCAGCAAAGCAAAGTCATTGAGCCACTGGAGTGTTCCTTCATTTGCAACTGGTGGTCGCCATAAAGGTGGTCCAGCAATCGTTAATGATCAGGTTGGTGATAAGTATCGTGAAGCATACAAGTTACCAAATGGACGAACAGGTCTTTTCCCAGCCGTTCGCAATATGATGGTCAATCTTCCGAGAGGTACTCAAATTCTCAATGCGGCACAAACGGCTCGTAAAGTAACAGCAATGGTGCCACACTATGCCGGTGGTATTGGAGACTTTGATTTTGACTTTTCAAGTATTGGTAACTTCAATTTGCCAAGTTTCAACTTTAGCATGCCGAATTTTGGTGATTTGTTCAGTGGTATAGGGGACAGTGTAGGCAGTTTTGCCGATGGTGTGAAAGATACGGCAAGTGATATCTGGGACGATGTCACGCACCCTGAAAAAGTATTGAAAGCTGCTATGAACAAGTTTGTTAAATTTACCGGCTTAGGTGGCTATCCGCTAGATGTTGCTAAAAGTATGGTGGATTTTAGTGTTGATAGTGCTAAAAGTTGGGTCGGTAAGATTCTCAAAGAATACGGCGAGAGCGAAGGACCAAATGGTGGTGCAATCACTCATTCAATGATTAGTCGCGCACTCGAGATGACTAAAGTTCCTAAATCGCGGTGGTCAAAGATGCAACACGATATCATTGAAGTGGCTAAGTCAGAGACCGGGAATCGAAATATTATGCAGACAATTACTGATGTGAACTCGCTAGCTGGTAATCCTGCAGGTGGACCACTACAGTATGTCAAGTCAACCTTTGATGCATTTGCTTTTCCTGGACATCATAATTTCAGATCATCATTTGACCAAGTATTGGCTTATCTGAATAACTCAGACTATTACAATGCTGCTGGTCATACAGTCATTTGGGGCACGCCTAAATTTGATTGGTTGCACAGTGGACCGATTGGGCACCGCCGTTTTGCTAACGGCGGTCTTGTTGATACTCATCAAATGATCGAAGTGGCTGAACAGAATAAGCCGGAAATGGTTTTACCTTTAACTAACATTCCACGGTCAATGCAATTGATTAAGCAGGCACTAAGCTTTATGGGACAGACGTTCAGTGATGGCCTACAAATGCCTACAGCTTTAACTCAGTCGATGGATATGAGCAACTTGGCTAGTCAGCCAAGTAGTACAAGTACACAGAGTATGAATAGTGGTGGCATTAACGAGCTTGGAACAAGCATCGTTAACGCGCTTGTACAGGGCTTACAAATGACAAATGTTGGTGGCAGCATGAACAATCAACCAATCAATGTGAACTTGACGTTGCAAGTTGGCGATGAGAAGTTCGGTAATGCTGCTATTAAAGGCATTAACGCGGTAAATCAGAAGAATGGTAAAAACATGTTGAGACTATAGGAGATGATTACGATTGACATATTCACTGAAGATTGGTGGGACAGTGGTTAAAGCACCACAGTCCCTAGAAATTGCAATTCAAGATATCGATGCAAAAGCATCGCGTGACGCGAATGGACTTTTGCATCGAGACCGTGTCGCAATCAAACGCAAGTTAACAGCAAAATGGGGGCCGCTAACACTGGCCGAGAATAGCACAATACTAAAAGCTGTCTCTGGACAGTTTTTTTCTTGCAGTTATTTAGACCCACAAGAAGGTGCAGTAGTGACCAAAACATTTTATGTTGGTGATCGGACTGCACCGATTTATACACTTAATCCAGTGACATCAGATTATATTTGGCAAAATGTTTCAATGGATTTCATTGAACAGTAGGAGGGTGAAAATTAATGATTAAGCAATCTGATTTAGCCCTCGCTGCATGGAAGGCAACTGAACGGACGTTGGATGCAGTTGTCACAATTAACAAGATTGACTATAAAACGACAGATATTGCATCCATTTCATATGACGCAGGTGGCTATACTGGAGATACGTTTGGTATTGGCTCGAATTATGAAAACAGCGTGACAATTAAGTTTGCGCACTTAATTGAAGGACTTAAACCTGGCATGACGGTATGGCCTAAGATTGGTATAAAAACATCTAATGGCTATGAGTATAACTCGCTTGGTCTTTTTATCGTATCAGATGACATTCAAATGGACCGAAACAACGATGAGACAACAATTAGGGCATATGACCAGATGTGTCTATTGGAGGGTACCTACACTTCTAAGTTAACTTACCCTGCGAAAATGACCAGTGTGATTGCAGAAATTGCAAATTTGGCTGGCGTGTTACTCAATACAACTGACATTAGTCGTTTGCCTGTACAAGTTAACTTACCGAGTGCTATTACCGGTCAAACGTATCGAAATGCAATTGGTATGATTGCTCAATTTTATGCAGGATTTGTAACGTTTGATAGGGACGGCAAATTAACAATTCGAACGATTGCAGAGCCAGATTATACATTAGACCCGAGCCAATACGAACAAGGTGGCTTAACGAAAAATGAAGCACCATACAAGATTGGCGGTATTCAGTGTGAGGTCACAACGACTACTACGGATTCAACAGGTCAGAGTACCGAAACTACAAACACGCTTCAAGTAGGGGCAACGTCAGGATCACAGATTAAACTCACCAACAATTTGATGACAATGGATCGCTTAACATCAATATGGCAACAGTTACAGAGCTTGACCTTCTACCCTTTCAGTTTGAATTGGTTTGGCAATCCTGCAATAGAAGCTGGCGATTGGCTAACACTACAGGATACTAAAGGGAACAAGTTCAACGTGCCTAATAATGGTTATACTATGACGTTTGATGGCAGTTTGTCTGCTGTTTCTAAAGCAGATCAGACCTCAACCTCTAGTAGTAGCTATGCTTGGCGAGGCGAGCTATCACAATATGTTGCTGACTTAGGTGGACGGCAAGGTGCTTCGGGTAACTATATCTATGGTACAGATACAACTGAACCGCCATACGGAGCTAAATTTAACGATATCTGGTACAAGCAGAACGGTAATAAAGTTGAATTGTGGACTTACGAGCGTCAGGCAGATGGAACTGGTAAATGGGTACTTACTGTGTCGGACGCTACTGGGGAAGAAGTGAAAGCAAAAGTTGACCAAGTGGAACTGGAAGCTAAGGCTAGTACAGATGCAGCTAAAGCGGCCAGTGATAAAGCTGACCAGCTTGCGGCCAAGTACGATGATACAAATGCATTAGCTAATCAAGCACTGGATCGAGCTATTGATGCACAAAATTCAGCTGCTGGGTTGATTGACGATGTTAACAAGGCTTCTCAAAATGCCGACGATGCAAAGAGTATTGCTAATTCAGTTAATTTTAAGTACACAACATTAACCGATGGTTCTACTATGACGATTGCTGAATTGGAAAATGGACTAGCTGCTAAGTTGACTAAAGATGACCTAAGCGGATACGCCACTGAGACCTGGACACAGAATCAGATTAAGGTTACCGCTGATGGAATTAACTCAACATTATCTAGTGTTAAAACTACGGTTGATGGACAGACGACAAGTCTTAATAATTTGAAAGCTGATTCCAGTGGGTTTAAAGCTCAATTTGTTACCGTCAATGATACTTTGGGTAAGCAAACTAAGGACATTGGAACTCTTCAGGCGACGAACAAGTCTTTAACTGCAGGATTTGACTCACTCAATGCTGATAACACAGTAAATCAACATAACATTAGTCAATTACAATTAACAGCAACTTCATTGAGTAATACTATCGAAAACGTGAATCAAAAAGTTGAAGAATGGACATGA